ATGTGTTGTACCGAGTATGGCAGACACAAGGCGACGGGGAGTTCAAAGACTTTTACAAGGTAGAGACAGAGAAAATCATTAACCATTACAAAACAAAATTGCCAGATGAGTAAGCACAGCATCGACGCATTTCTGGAGCAGGTACGCACAGGAGAACTAAAGAACAAAACACAAAGAGCCTACGTTGCCCTAAGCGGTAAGTCGGTAAGCCTTCAAGATCTGCGTAAGCAGACAGGCATAGCACACCAGACACTGACCAGTTCACTGTCAAGATTGATGGACATGGGTTTGGTAAAACAGAAGCCTAACGGAGAGTTCCTACACGCAGAGACAAACGAGAGAGGTTTTCTGTCTATGCAGAGAGAGCAACAGAGATACCTACGTTGGCTCAAGGTGGGAAGGGACAACAAATGGATTAGGGTAGACGGACACGCCAATCACCCCAAGCCTAAGAAGGTGGTGCTAAGTCAGCAAATGAGTATCTTGGACGTATTGTAAACAACAGCGCAGAACAATGAGTAACTGGAGTATCTACAAACGGGAATGGGAGGACGCTTTGGATGCAGCAAGCGTGACTGATAGAAATGCACGCAAACTGATTTTGGCATTTATGCGAAAAATCAATACGCTGCAAAACATGTACGACCGCATGAGTTGGTCACGGCTACAGGGTAGCCCACAATGGGAGTCTGCAAGTGACATGGCATGGGAAATAACAGATGATTATTTGGACCAGTACAACGCAATGCTACACAAAGCAGGGTATGTTACTGACAGCAGAGAAGTCAACATAGGTAATTGGTTTGCGTAATGCCATTTAAGAAAGGACAAAGCGGAAACCCCAAGGGTAGACCCAAGGGAGCAGGAGACAAGGTGACGGCTGAAGCACGCGCCTTGTTTATCCAAATCATGGAGGGAGAGGTAGGACACATACAAGACTCTTTGGATGGCTTGCGGCATGAGAGCGCGGACAAGTACCTAAAGGCTTTGTCTGGACTGTTCCCTTACTTCATGCCTAAGCAACAGGAGTTGGCAGTGAGCATGGACATCCAGCCTACAGAGCCAAGTTGGTTTGACGAAGTGCTGGAACGCACAGATCAGAAAGAAACAGAATTGGGTAAGGAGGATTGAGGCAGCCAAAAACTTACTACGACCTTAAAGGGTGCAAGAATCGACTATCTATTCACCAAGGGGGTAGTAGGTCGGGAAAGACTTTTAGTTGCTTACAGGTCATCGCAGAGTGGTGTGCCAGCAATCCTAACAGCGGTTGGGTCATTAGCATTGTGCGCAAGACGTTTCCATCCCTACGTGGTTCGGTCCTCCGTGACTTCATCCAGATACTTACAACGCAAGGCTGGTACACAGAAAAGCACCACAACAAAACTGAGCAGACCTACAACCTGTTTGGCAACATGATTGAGTTTATCTCGGTAGACAGCCCTGACCGAATTAGAGGCCGTAAGAGAAATCTTTGCTACGTCAACGAAATCAACGAATTGACCCGTGATGAGGTTTACCAGTTGCTCATGCGTACAACCCACAAATTCGTGTGCGACTTCAACCCGTCGATGGAGTACAGTTTTATCTACGACGAATTAATTCCACGGAGCGATGCCAGTTTCTTTCGCAGCACCTACAAGGACAACCCATTTCTAAACGCGGAGACAATAGCCGAGATTGAAAGGCTAAAGGAGACAGACGAAAACTACTGGAGGGTGTTTGGCTTGGGTCTGAAGGGGATAAGTAGAGAGACCATCTTTGTGACACACAACTACAAGCAAAGACCAGAGCAGGCAAAGTTACTTGCCTACGGACTGGACTGGGGATATGCTACAGACCCAACAACGCTTATGGCCGTGTACCTCTTAGGCGACAACGCAGGGGACATCTACATAGAAGAGATGCTTTACGAGACAGGGCTAACAAACCAAGACATCGCGGTGTACATGCGGGATCTTGACATTCCAAGGCACATGGAAATTATCGCGGACTCAGCAGAGCCAAAGAGCATCGAGGAGTTAAGGAGAGAGGGGTTCAATGTCAAGCCTGCTAAGAAAGGGCCAGACAGCATTAGGCAGGGAATCGACATTATGCGTAGGCGAAAGTTGTTTGTGCAGGCAGAAAGCGTCAACACCCACAAAGAGTTTAGGAACTACAAATGGAAGACCGATAAAGACGGTCGCATGTTAGGACAACCAGTGAGCATGTACGACCACGCGGTGGACGCTGTGCGCTATGTTTGTCTGAACAAACTGAGCAAGAAACAAGGCAACTACTACCTATCATGAAACTGAAAGTAAGCATTCCAGACAGTTACAAAGACATCACAGTCGAGCAGTTCAAACGCTTGCAGGCTGGCATGGATGTAGCAGAGACAGAGACAGAGAAGATGTACGCTATTCTTTTTGTGCTTGCGGGGCTAACCCGTGAACAGGTAGGGGTCATGGAGAAAGAATCTTTTGACAAGATTATGAGTTGCCTGTCATGGGTGATGGAGACACCAGACAGAGGAGAACACGCTTTGATTGACAGGTTCACAATGGCAGGCGTCGAATATGGGTTCATTCCCAACTTCACTAAGCTAACAGTAGGGGAGTTTGTAGACCTCGAACACTGGACAGGTGAGGGTGTCTTTGACAATTTGGAGGAGGTGTTGGCTATCCTATATCGGCCAGTAGTTAAGAGCAGCAAACACTTGTACGAGATAGAGCCATACGAAGGAACAGAGGGTCAGGGGGTCAAGATGCTACAATGCCCCATGGACGTAGCAGTAGGGGCGATGGTTTTTTTTTACAATATCGGGCTGAGATTGGCGAGAGATACGCAGCGGTCTTTACAGGAGGAGGGGAGGGTACAACTGATGCCGTGGCAAGCAAATGGGGTTGGTACCAAGTAATCTATAGCATGGCACATGGCGACGTTCTGCGCATTGATTCCGTTACTCGTATATTGATAACTGAGGCATTGACGTTCCTTGCCTACGAATTAGACGTTTCACTCTCTCAGAGCGTATCATTAAATGCAGACACTTAAAGACATCGACGCGGCATTCCGCAACATTGTCAGCCAACACCAGACCCTACAGACTTTCTACACGCACAACGTCAAAGAGATTGACATTGACAAACTGACGGTTGACCAGTACCCTTTTCTCTATGCAGAGTGTACAACCGCAAGCATTGACGGAGGGGTGACAGAGTTTACCTACGACATTATTATCGGAGATCTCGTAATTGAGGCGCAAACAGAGACGTTGACAGACGTATATGCAGAGACCATGCTTATCCTGTCCGACGTTATCGCCATGTTTGAACTTGCTATGAGTACGGCTAACAACAACGTGACAGATGACAGATGGGCATTTGAGATGCCTATTTCTACGCAGCCCTATAGCAGCAGGTTTGACAACCTACTGACGGGTTGGTCTTGTCAGTTTGTGCTTCGTGTTCCTAATGCGGTTGACCTTTGTGATGCCTTGTACAACTAATGGCTATTGCGCTTACGATAAAGAATGCTGTAGGAAGCAAGGAAAAAGTACCGCTGCCAACTGTGCAGAAGGTGCTGGACAATTACGGGAAGGCTGTAACAGCAAAGGCGCGTGCTGTCCTTGCGGAGAAAAACAAGAATGCGACAGGCAACCTAAGTGCGGACACGAGGCACGAGGTGCTTGTAGATGCAGAGGGTGACATTATTTTAGATTACCCGTTTCGTTCTGCTCCCTATGCCATGTTTGTAGAGAAAGGAGTGCGAGGTGCTATAGACGACAGCACAGCACCAAACAGCCCTTTTAAGTTTGGCTCAGGCACAGGTCCAGCAGGAGGTTTGAAGCCAAGCATAAGGCAGTGGATTTTAGACAAGCCCGTTAACCAGTGGCGTGATCTAAAGTCAGGACGGTTTATGAGTTATGATAGCATGGCACGCATGATTAGTCGCAAGGTTTTTCTGCATGGACTTCCTCCCACAAACTTTCTTGGGCCTTCCTTAGAAATGTTGTACAAGAGGTACAAGGGCAAACTGGAAGATGCGTTTAGCGAAGACATTAGTGAATACTATCAAAAAACCCTTGATGACCAAGAGGCTAACTTGGTTATGAATTTCAAACTTCTGTAATGAGTTTCACAGCGATACAAAAACCTGACGGAGTAGTAGGCGTGTACAATCCCGTCTATGTCTTGACTCAGCTAACGGGGTCAGATTATGATGACACATTTAACTTTCGATACCTGTTTCGGATTACTGCCTACAGCGTTTCGGGAGTGGCAACTGTAGCCCCTCTTATTCGCAAGTTTCCAAACAACGCAGGATGCGGTGCAGTAGATATTTCAAAGGTGTTGCAGTCGTACATAGAGGTTGCCAAGCCTATTCTTAATGTGGGAACAGTTGTTGCCAGCAACATAGGCAACAGCGCACACAGGTTTAAGTTGGAGGTAGGTTACGAGTCGAGTGCTACTGCTGACGGTAATGTCACGCAAACATTTGTATCAGCAGATGACCAAGATTTCTACGGAATACGAGGAGCGTTTTCGGACAGGTACACGACTACTTCGTACAACGGGGTGCAGGACTACGTGTACGCAAACGATGGAACACAAGACGGAAAGTTTCTGAGTGCAGGTCTAAGGCGAGAGGGTAGGTTAGAGTTGACAGCAAGCACAACAGACTCAGGGCATGTGTCTTACAACGCTATGTCTGGCTCGGCACCTGTAACAAATCAATATACACACCTCAGATATTTTATGAAATATGGGAACGGACAAACAACCAGCGTAGAGTCCACTCCTTTAACTGGGCCTATTGTCGCGCCCACTAACATTGGTGCATTGACAGGTGTTGTCAATTTGTATTGCATGCCTGTAGACGTAGGGGGGTGGACTTTTGTTCCAGACGCGGCTGACCCTACGCTTGTTCTGAACTGGGAATACTACGTCGTTTCGTTAGGGACAGCAAGCACAAGGTATTCAGAACAACTTAGGATTTACAGAAAGGATTGTCAAACAGGAAGGGGTACGCGATTCATGTTTTTGAATAGCATTGGAGGATGGGACTTTCTACGGACTGAGGGGTACACAAAACAGTCCAATGCTTACACGCGGGACAATGTAAACAGGGTGCGAGAAAACTACTTTACAGCAAATAACACCTTTGAACTTACAGCCTCTCAGAATTTGCATGGCACGATAAAGCCTGTCAGCGCAATACGTGACAAGTATGTAGCTAACACAGGGGCCATAAAAGATGCAGAGGGTCAGTTGGTGCAAGAGTTGTTGCGCAGCCCACAGGTTTACGCTTACAAATTTGAACCGCACACAGATCAGTTAGATGTAGAATACTACCCTGTGAATATCACGAACAGCCAAGTCAGCATGGTCTATCAAAAACAAGAAAAGATTGTGCAGTACGCTATTGAGTTTGAGTACGCCAACCCAATCACACCGACTTACTAATGCTTGAAATTGCTGTCAAACCACAGAAGCCACTTGTAGCAGGAGAGCCTGATTGGACTTTTTTAGACACTACAGACGTAGGGTTAGAGATGTCTTTTGGTCGTGAAATTCTTGACGACGTAACAGCGCAGACAGGAGACCATAGTTTGTCTTTTGACTTACCTTTTTCTACAGTCAACGATCGCTTTTTCCAGCACAGCAATGTCATGGACACTTCTGTTACTGATCAGTTTAATTGGTTGAACAACACAGAGTGCGTAATTAGTGACAACAGCGTCCCTGTCCTTGAAGGTATTTTGAACTTGGAAAGCGTAGACCTGCAAGGCAGGAAGTACAGTTGCGTGGTTTACGGAAACCAAGCTAACATTTTTCAGAAGCTAAAAGGGCGAACGTGGAGGGACATATTTACGCAGCCTGACGGGACAGTAACGCAAGCCTTAAACTTTGCACCAAGTGCGGCCAACGTAGTAGCCAGCTACTCGATGGGTTCTGACATTACGAGTGGCAACGTAGGCAATGGAACCATTACGTTTCCGCTTATTGACAAAGGTGTTTACCAAGAGTCTACGGACAGGACTCTTCCGTACACTGCGCTGGGTCAACTTGCCAATGCTAATGTTGCAGACCCAGCAGAGCTATACAAACTGCTTGCCAGTTCACAGTTGCCTGCTATCAAAGTCGAGTATCTCATTGACCAATTAGCAGATTACTTAGGCTACACTGTAAGCAACGAAGGTTTTATGGACACGTCTGGAACAAGTGCCTATGGCGTAGACAAGTTGTACATGGTGGTTGCTGGCAAGGACTTCAAAAAACTTCCACTAAGTCCAACCAAAATTCAAAAGAGCGCAGACCAAGATATTGTTGGCGCAGTAGGACCAAATTTTCTGCTGTTCGATAACGAAAGTTCTCCGTTTTACGACCCCGAAGGCTTGTGGGCAAACGGTTATTTTACAGCCCCTTATGGCGGCACGTTCACTTTTCGATTGAGTTTGAACATTGCAAACAGTTTTTCAGGCAGCACAGAAGTTCCTGTATGGGGGGTTGGATATAACAAAAACGGTGTCAATTCATCTATTATCCAGTATTCTGACGGGCCAGACTATACAGGCTATCCTGTCAATGCGACATTTGAAATGGCTGTGCAATTAAGTGCAGGCGACCTTTTTGCTCCATACTTTGAAGATGTACTAACCGTAGCCACCGCAGACTTTACAGTGCTTGCAGGCAGTACCATTGAAATTATTGCTGCTACAGATACAGATGCTACAGTAGACATGGTTGGGTCTTTGGGTACTGAGACTGTTGACAAATGGCTTAAAGCTATCCTGACACAATTCAACTTAGTAGTAGAAACAGATGACACAAACAAAGTCATAACACTTTGGGGTCGTGACCAATTCTATGCTGACAATCCTGTGACAATAGACTGGACCAAAAAGATTGACACAGCATCGCCTTTTGTTGTTAAGCCGTACACAGATGTCTTGTCACGCACGACAACTTACACAAATGCAGAGGGGGAAGACAGCACCAACCTGTATTCTATCAATCAAAAAAAGAAGGTTTACGGCACATACCAAAGGACAACAACGGTAGACCTTGCGCAAGGTGAAAGAACAGTAGGGGATTACTTTGTGCCATATAGAGCAAAGCGCATCCCATATAATTACCAGAACCTTGTTCCTGTATATGAAACTAACCTTTTGTCCGCAACCATGATGCGCATGTGGGCAGATCTAAACGGCATGGATGGCAATTTGCAAGACGTAGACAATGGGCCTATGCTCTTTTTTTATGGCGGATTTAATACAGGAAGTGTTGTTGACCTTACGCTACACGACAGCGGAACATTAGCCTCTACAGCGGCAGGGTTTCCTATTGCCAAGTCTGTTTCAGAAACCAGTCAAAATTACACGCTTAATTGGAACAGCAGTAGCACAGCAGACGCATATACAAGCAACACAAGTGACGGCCTTTTTGCTCGTTTTCACAGGGTGCAGTACAACGAAAGGCATAGCACTGAAGCAAGGATAGTTACGTGCAGTGCTTTGCTTGATCCTGAAGATGTAGCCAACCTTCGCTACAACGAAATTATCTTTATTGCAGGCAGCTACTATTTGCTTGTGTCTATTGACAACTATGCAGTAGGCGAAGAAAAGTTGTGCAACCTTACTTTGCGCAAGTATTTGGGAGGAAACGCTTTAGTAGACCAAACACCTGTAGACGGATGCCTGTTGCAAGTCGCAGGAATTACTGCTGGGTATGAAGTTTTGTGGACTGACTTGTCAGGTACTCCACAAGATGAAGGGAGTGCTGTCTGTTGCGCTGAGGCAGGCGGGGGCGCGTGGTTTTGGAATGAAGAAAACAAAACATGCTACACGCAAGAGGTAGACATTGGTGACGGTGACGAAGGCGGTGTAGACGAAGGCGGAGGCGACGAAGGCAGTTCTGGCGGTTCTGGTGGAGGAACACATGGTCCAGAAGACGACTTTCCTCAAGGTCTATTTTTGCCAGATAGTAACGCGGACGAACACAAAAGGGTGCAAAGTCGCACAGGAGCGCGTAGCACGGAAGTCAAGTTTATGTTGACGACACAGACGACAAGCAACACGCCTGCCATAGCGCACACAAAATTGGGCAATAAGCGAATAACGATGCTGCCTGACATGATTATAGGCATGACAGTAGAGTTTGTTGCTAAAGTCACAACGGCTGGTGCCAGCTATGGACAAATGTTGTTCGGTAAGGCAGATGCCACGGTGCGAACTGCTAACAGTGTACCTGCTAAACCAGCAACAGACAATACGATTTTTGATAACGGGGACATCCCAAGCGCGTCGATTGAGGTAAAGACTGTAGTGCTGTCTGGCGTTCCTAAGTTTTTTGTAGAGTGTACAGGACACAATTTGCTGGACTTAGATTGGACGGTTAATGTAGTCGCACGCGCTCAGGATATTAGAGAAGTGACTGGAGATGTGGAGCGACCTATCATGCAGTTCCAAGACGGCAACACCCAAATTTTTATGAATACTGACGTCGTGCAGTTCAATAACGTAATTACATGAGAGAGTACATGAACGATGTAGGGCGGGGTATTCCTGCCATGATTGAAATTAGCAAGCACTATAGGCACAAGGGTAGCCCTTTGTACAGCCGCTGGTATGGGTACTTTGACATGCAAACCTCCTTGTGGGACAAGGTTAAAATGCTCGTAAATAATGGCAAGTGATATTACAGTTAACCTAACGGTCAAGACAGAGGATGCTGCAAGGCAGTTGGAGGACTTCGCAGAAGACTTAAACGAAGTCGGCAAGACCGCAAGTAGGAGCGCAAAAGACGCAAACAAAGATTGGGGAGGCGTAGCAGACTTGTTCTCAGGGCTGTTGCCTCGTAACATTCAAGGACTGCTGCGCTCTTTTAAGTCTACAGAGCGTGGTGTCAAACGTGTGTCACGAAGTTTTAAGGCTCTTAAAGCAGCATGGGCCAGCATTGGTATTGGTCTTATTATTCTTGCTCTTGAAGCCTTAGTTGAAAACTGGGATGCAGTAGCCGAAGCACTGGGGTTTGTAGATGCGGAAGCAGAGAAAAATGCGAAGTTGACAGCAGAACAAGATAAAGCGGTTCAGCAGTTGACGACAAGTACGTCGGGGTACATTGCAGTTTTAGAAAACGAAGCCGCAACAGAAGCGCAAAGGGCCGAGGCTTTGGCTGCTCTAAACAAAGAGTTCAACAACATTATTGATCTTGAAGCAGACGCAGCAACGCAAATTGAACAGGCTAACGCAGCACTAAAGGTCAAAGAAGACTTAGAGCGTGCGCGTATAAAGCAACAACAAACGCTGGCAGAATTTCAAGAAAAAGATTTGGCCGCACAGGACCAAACCCAATCAGGTCTCTTAGAGCAGAAAACCTTTTGGGAATCGTTGCAGGAAACGCAGGTGCGCGTAAATGCAGAACAGGCAGAAGCGGATGCAGCAAACAAAGAGGCAACCGCTGAGTTGGCAGCAGCACAGGCAGCGTACAATGCTCTTGTAGGGGAAAGCGCAGAGCGCACAAAGGAGCGTGCAGAAGCCGAGAGAGCAGCAGAGCAAGCCAGTAAAAGGGCTATTGCCGATGCTGAGAAGAGAGAGAAACAAAGGCTACAGTTCTTAGACGACCTGAAAATCTTTGAACAGGAGTTAGGTAAAGAGGGTGAGGAGTTGGAGACCATGCGCCTGAAACGTCAGCAAAAGGCAGAAATGGACAGGGCAAAGTCTGCTGAATTGAGCAACGAAGGGTTGGAGCGTCTACAGGCAAAGCACAACGAGCAGTTGACGGAATTGCAAGACGGATATAACGAGACACGAGCAGACAAAGAGAAAGACGCTTTAGAGCGCATCGAGTCTGCAACACTGTCACAAGACCAACGACAGCGCAAGCAAGTCAATAATCAATACGACGAACTTATTAAGTTGGCCGAGGAGTACGGGGTAGATACAGTTGCTTTGGAGAAGGCAAGGCAGGACGACCTTGCGGCCATACCTAACAAGCAACTGGAACAGCAGACACGTTTGCAGGAGGAGTTGCGCAAGATGTTTATGACTGACGCGGAGGTGTCTTTGATGGATGCACAACAGGCTTTTGACGAACGCATGTTGGTCGCTAAAGGCAACGAAGAACTTGAGTTGTTGGCTTTGCAGGCTTTTGAAGCGGACAAAGCAGCGATAGCCAAGGAGGGTGCAGACGCTCAGATGAAGGAAGACCAACGGGTTTTGCAGAGCAAAATCAATTTGGTTGACAACCTAAATAGCGTGATTGGGCAGTACCAAGATCTGGTGGAGGAGACGACACAGGCAGAAGTCAACGCAGCACGCGAAAGGGACGCAACAGACAAAGAGATACAGCGTATTGAAGAGCAGGGAGCAGAGAGGGCAAAGCGTTTGGCTATTACTCAAGTCCTTATTTCGCAGGCTACCGCGATTGCAGACGGTATTGCAGCAGCGGTGAAAGCAGGTAAAGATGCAGGGCCAGCCGCACCGTTTCTTATTGCAGGATATATCGCAGGCATTGTGGGTAGCATCGTAGCAGCCTTCTCACAAGTCAAAGGTTTGATGAATCAGGCACAGGCTTCAGGAGCGACAAGTGTTGCCAGCAGCCCAGTACAGGTGACACCTTTGATTCCACAGCAAAACCAGAATGAATTTACCAGTGAAAACGAGGATCGTAATTTCAAGGCGTTTGTGGTTCAGTCAGAATTGCAAGGGCAGACGGAACGCTTAGGACGCATTGAACAAAGAGCCTCGTTGTAAACACCTTATATTGGATTATAGATGGCACGAAAACTTATTGAGTTATTGATTGACGAAGACAGTCACGCCTTTGGTGTAGAGGCCATTTCGTTGGTTCGTGAGCCTGCTATTCAGGTCAACTGGGTGGCCTTTAACAAGCAAGGCAACCAGAACAAAATGATTCACCTTGCACAGATGGACGAAGAGCAGCGCACATTGATTGCACCTGCCCTTATTCCAGACCTAAAAATTGTGAGGTACGACGAAGCCGCTGACGAAGAGTACGATGTGTATTTTTCTCAGGACACGGTTAAGTTGGCAAGCGAGTTGTTCCTAAAAAACAACAGAGCCAACGCACACACCTTTGAACATGCCGAGCCTGTCGAGGGTGTAAGCGTAGTGGAGTCATGGATTATTCAAGACCCCTCAGTGGACAAGGCCAAATTGTATGGCTTTACTGACTTGCCTAAAGGCACATGGATGGTACGGGCCAAGGTAGACAACCCAGAAATTTGGGAGAAGATCAAAGCAGGAGAGGCAAAAGGACTAAGCATTGAAGGCTACTTTCTGGATAAGGTAGAGAAGATGCAAGCCGCTAAGAAGCCAAAAAAAAAGGGCATGCTTGAGGCCATCTTTGACGCTGTAGTCCTAAACAAAAAGAACTTCTACGCAGAGGCTACGTTGACCAACGGCAAGTCTGTGGTAACGGAGCATGAGAAGTTGACGGTAGGCGCACCAGTGTACACGTTAGACGAAGAGGGCCAGCCTATTGAACTGTCAAACGGTAGCTATACTACTGAGGGGGGAATTGACTTGGAGGTGTACGACGGTGTTCTTTTGGAATACGACGGTGAAGCCCAAGCGGTAGAGGACAGCGAAGTGCCAGCAGAAGACCCAGTAACTGAGTTGGATGCCATGAAAGTAGATTTCTACAAGGCTTTGTTGAAAACAAGGTATTCTAAAAAGTTTGGAAAAGGTGCGAAAAATGTTACATTGTCTGAGATGAAACAGACAGCACTAAGCGCAAAGCGTGACGCACAAAACCTTGTAGACGACTCATTTGATACATGGGGAGAAACAGGTGAGGCGTTGTCTTACGCCATTGGAGATGTAGCCCTTGAGGTATTTCCAGAACTGGATTCTCAAGTGTACGACTGCATGATGGATGCAGCACGGGCAGCGGAGAAAGGAGACGTGGATGCAACACGAGACCATTTGGCTAAGGCTTACGACTACGCAGACCGCGCAGTACAAACTTACATTGACGTGCTGCTGACAGCCGTTGGCACATTAGAACAATACAGCTAACCAAAACGATATGATTTACGAGATCAAAGAATGGGACGACGGATACAGCAGCCTTGAACACTTTGTTGAAGATTGGATGCACGTACATCGTGTGCCAGACGACGAGCAAGAGATGGTCGTTATTGACGACTACGGCGGTGGCTTGTTTGAAATCGAGTACGCCTACGGCATGGATGAGTGGTTTAGCAACATGATGAACACGTTAGAGGACGACTTCCCTGACGTAGAGGTAAACTGGGTAGCATGATACCTGACAAACTTATAGACGACCTCGAACGTATTGGTGTATATGTCATCGACGTGTTTGACGACTACGTGGAGGTTAGCGCAGAAAATACCGACCACCTAAGTTACTATGGTGTGCCAGATTTAAGCTACGACCCATATATCTCCAGAACACTGCAACGGGTTATAGACGACTATGATTGCTATTTAGAATGGTACAACGCTGGCATTGCCCACATTACTTTGGACTACTAAAACCACAACGATATGAGCATTAGCATATACGACGACATTGAACAAATTTGGTCCGAAGGCAAACGAGCCTTGGACCGAATGTCACCTTCGCGCGAATTGGACATTGCCATTGGTGAATTAAAAGACGCCTTGCAGCAGTCACACCATCCCGCAGACATGGCCGACAACATTGTGGACGTTTGGGAAAACAACCACGACGCGTTGTACGAACAAGAACGCGAGAACTTCGGGTACAATTTGATTGACCCTATGTTGGACTTGTTGCGTGACGCGGGATTCTAAACCACAACGATATGGGAGAATACTATTTAGAAATCTACGAAGACGCGGGTTACATCGCAGACCTATTCGACGAAATGAATTTGTGGGTTTTGATTGACACCTATGATGAGTCGCCAAACGAAGGGGCTACTTTGTATAGGACCAAGCCGATTGGTTATCGAACCTTTGATGTGATTCTTGACGTGCTTGAATCCGAAGGCATTGAATACCGAGACATAACCTAAACCACAACGATATGAATACCACGCAAATCAAATACATTACGTCGTTAGTGAAAGACGTCATGGACTTGTACCACATTGACGGCAGGGTCGATTATGATTCGCGCGGAAGGTACACGTCCGTGGTTATTGAAGATTACGGAATTTTGCACAACAACGAACCAGTGGCTTATCAACCACGACGCCTTGACGATTTTATGGCTGAGTTGGAAGTTGTGGTGGAAGAGTACCTTGGAGAATTTAGTTATTTAGTTCCACACGTTATGTTGGACGGGGACGATATTTTCATTGACATTACAGATCATTAAGGCATAATTAACAACGATATGACAAGCAAACAAGAAATTATTGAGTATTGCCATGAACTTGCCGACGAGTTTGGCTGGGAATTTGCAGAAGATGAAATGAGTTATGCCCCGTCTATGGGCGCACACGTTTGGTTTTATTATGACACTAATAGCCCAAGCGACACAGGCGCGTCTTGGTGGTTAGACGTTTTTGAAACTGCATTTCCGTATGACGGGATTGACGTTAGCGTTCGACGTGACGAGGTGCAAGTGACAATCAATTTCTAAACCACAACGATATGAAAGGCGATAAATCAAGCGAACTACTTTATTACGGGGGCGAGTCCGCGTACATGACCGACGACACGGGAGAAATTTTTGACATGTTGGAGAACTACGTTCGAGGACGGGTGTACAACTGCGACGCATTTGACGACGTAGAAGTCATGGTCGTCACCGACTACGGAGTGTATGTCGGGTTTGACGAAAACAACATGATTGACGCCCAAGAGTTTTACGACGAAATGGGTTGCTAAACCACAACGATATGGCAATTACCAAGACTCAAATAGTAGTAGCAAACGCAAATTGGATAGACGTAGAATTTGTAGTAGATAGCATCGTTGGGATG